GCCAGACCCCTGGACATTATTAGCCGAAAACTACTGGTGTGACGTTGCAAAAGCATTAGGAATAGTGTATACTATATACTTCACTGGTCATAGTTCAACTCCTATGGAAATAAGAGTATATTATGACTATAAAGACAAAACTAGACACAGTCTAGTTTGGTTAGACAATGGAAAATATATTCTTAATTACTGGCCCTACGAAATAGTAAATACAAAACAAGTAGAAGAAAAACAGTTACAACTGCTGTATCAATACTCAAGCACGGATTTACAGTTAGAAAAATATTAAACAAATAGAGGTTTCAAGTGAGTAACATTCAAGTCAAAAAACGCAGTGGCGCGATCGTACCACTAGATCTTACAAAATGGCAGGCCCAGGTAGCTAAAGTATGCCAGGGTGTGGCTGATGTTAGTCAGAGTATGATTGAGATCAAAGCGCAACCACACTTCTACGATGGTATTAGCACACGCGAGATCGATGAGATTACACTGCGTGCTATCGTTGATCTAATTGACGTAGAACACGAGCCAGCAGTAGGACACACTAACTATCAGTTTGTAGCAGGCAAGCAAAGATTAAGTATGTTACGTAAAGACATCTATGGCGACTATCAAGTTCCGCACCTATACAAAATTGTTAAAACAAACGTGGCTACAGGCCTGTACACTGAAGAATTATTATCTTGGTATAGTGAAGATGAGTGGAACAAGATGGAAGAACTTATTGATCATGCCAAAGATGAAGACTATAGTTATGCGGCTATTGAACAGCTAATTGAAAAATATCTAGTTAAGAATCGTAGCACAAAACAAATTTATGAAACACCGCAGATTCGATATATGGTTGCTGCTGCAACAGTGTTCCATAATGAGAATCCTCAACAAAGATTACGTTATATTAAAGATTACTATACCTGCGCCAGTGACGGATTGTTCACGCTCGCCACTCCAGTACTCGCTGGCTTGGGTACCCCTACAAAACAGTTCAGCAGTTGTGTGCTGATTAAAAGTGATGATGACTTAGATAGTATCTTTGCATCAGGAGAGATGATGGCCAAGTATGCCAGCAAGCGTGCTGGTATTGGTCTAGAGATAGGTCGTTTGCGCCCCTTAGGGAGTCCTATACGAGGCGGGGAAATCATGCACACAGGTATGATCCCCTTCCTTAAGAAATGGTTTGGTGATTTAAGATCATGTAGCCAAGGCGGTATACGTAATGCAAGTGCTACGGTGTTCTATCCAATATGGCATCATCAGTTTGATGATTTGATCGTATTAAAGAATAATCAAGGCACGGAAGAAACTCGTGTGCGTCATATGGACTATGGTGTTGTGCTTAACGCCATGTTCTGGAGACGTTTTAAGAACAAAGAAAATATCACATTCTTTGATCCTAACGAAGTACCTGATTTGTATGAAGCGTTTTATAAAAACACAAAGTTATTTGAAGAGTTATATGAGAAGTATGAAAAGCAAAAAGGTTTGCGTAAGAAAGTATTAAGTGCGGAAGAAGTATTTAAAGGCGGTATACTTAAAGAGCGGACTGACACGGGTAGAATCTATCTTGTGTTTATTGACAATGTTATGAAGCAAGGACCTTTTGATCCTGAATATCATACCATCTATCAGAGTAATCTCTGTTGCGAAATCCTACTGCCCACCAAGCCATTCAAACGCTTGGATGACGAAAATGGTCGCATAGCTCTATGTACGTTAGGTAGTATTAATTGGGGAGCATTCCGCAACCCAGAAGATATGAAACGTGCTTGCAGAATTCTACAACGTAGTCTATGTAATATTTTAGATTATCAAGATTTCTTAAGCATACAAAGTAAATTAAGCAATGATGAAATACAACCATTGGGCATTGGGGTTACCAACTTGGCCTATTGGCATGCTAAACGTGGCTACGAATATGGCACTACTGAAGCACTACAAGATGTCAAGACATGGATAGAACATCAGGCATTCTTCTTAACAGAAGCTACTGTAGAGCTTGCTCGAGAACGCGGTGCATGTTTACACAGCGAACATACACGTTATGGCAAGGGAAAATTTCCTTGGGAAAATCGTGCTAAAGGTGTAAACAAACTTGCCGACTTTACTCCAACACGTGAACTAGATTGGGAGCAACTACGTAGCGACATGAGAAGTTATGGGGTACGTAATGCTACATTGATGGCCATCGCCCCTGTAGAAAGTTCAAGTGTTGTAATTAATTCAACTAACGGTATTGAAATGCCAATGAGTTTAATTTCAGTTAAAGAATCAAAAGCAGGCTCATTTATACAAGTAGTACCAGAGTATAACAAATTAAAAAACAAATATCAATTGATGTGGGAACAGAAAGATTGTGATGCATATTTAAAAACTGCGGCAGTGCTAGCGGCTTATGTAGATCAAAGTATCAGTACAAACACTTTCTACAATCCAGCACATTGGGCAGACCGTAAAGTGCCAAGCACACTGATTGCTAAAAACTTAATGCAGGCACATGCTTGGGGTATCAAGACATTCTACTATAGCCTGATCAACAAACAAGGTGCAAAAGCAGATGCGGAAATTGCACCAACATTGGCTGCACAACCAGATGAAACAGATGACGATTGCGAGGCATGTAAACTATGAGTAAAGAACAATATAATTTATCAACAAAAACAAACTATCTACAACGTAAGATGTTCCTGGATCCAGCTGGTCCTGTGACCATCCAACGCTTTGAAGAAGTAAAATATAACAAGATTGCTAACTTTGAAAACACAGCCAGGGGCTTCTTTTGGCAACCAGAAGAAGTTAGCCTAACTAAAGATTCACAAGATTTCAAAAATGCCAGCGATGCTGTTAAACATATCTTTACCAGTAACCTACTACGTCAGACAGCCTTGGATAGCCTACAAGGTCGTGCGCCTAATCAAGTATTTGGGCCGGTAGTAAGTCTGCCAGAACTAGAAGCACTTATTAGCAATTGGTCATTTTTTGAGACCAATATCCATAGCAAGAGCTACAGCCATATCATCCGTAATATCTACAACGTGCCAAAGGATATATTCAACACTATCCATGATACTGAAGAAATCGTAGGCATGGCTAGTAACATTGGCAACTATTATGATAAGTTACATGTGATCAACTGTCGTAAAGAAATGGGTAGTAAGATAGATGAGAGAGATCACATCAAAGCCATATGGCTTGCTCTACATGCAAGTTATGGTTTAGAAGCATTCCGCTTCATGGTAAGTTTTGCTACAAGCCTAGCCATGGTAGAGAATAAGATCTTCATTGGTAATGGTAATATTATCAGCTTGATCTTACAAGACGAATTGCTACACAAAGAATGGACGGCTTTCTTGATCAATCAGGTAGTCAAAGAAGATCCACGCTTTGCAGATATCAAGGCAGAATGTGAAGCTGAAGTTTATCAAATGTATCTTGATGTCATCGGTGAAGAAAAAGCCTGGGCAGACTATTTGTTTAAGCTAGGTCCAGTGATTGGTCTTAACGCTGCTATCTTAAAAGAGTTTGTAGACTACACAGCAGTAGGAGCACTTAAAGAAATTGGTATTAAGTACAGCAACCCTGCACCTAAGACCACACCTATACCTTGGTTCAACAAACACAGTGATACCAGCAAAAAACAAACAGCCTTACAAGAAAATGAATCAACAAATTATGTGATCGGAGTCATGGGCGAAAACGTTGAGTATGATGACTTACCAGAATTATAAAAGAGAAAAATGTTAACAGTATACAGTAAAAATTATTGCCCTTTTTGTGACAAGGCCAAGCACCTATTAAAAACAAAAAATATCGCATACACAGAAATTAAAATTGACCAAGACCAAGAAGCACGTGAGTGGTTGGTTGCCCAGGGGCATCGTACAGCACCACAGATCTACCTAGGTGACGAACTATTTGTAGAAGGTGGGTATCAAGGATTAGCAAAGTTATCAGATGAAGAATTATTCAATAAACTAGGGGATTCAAATGTTAGTAACTAACAAGTATGCAGAAGATGATATAGTAACTTTTAAGATAGTTAACGGTGACGAAATCGTTGCTAAAATCGTAGAAGAATCAGATGATGCATTTACAGTAACTAAACCATGTACAGTTATGCCTAGCCAACAAGGGCTTGGTCTGCTACAAAGTCTATTTACAAGTGACTTAAATAAGAGTATACGGTTAGAAAAACGACATGTGATGATGCACGCACCTACTGTTAAAGATGTGCAGAATCATTACATTAAAACCACTACAGGTATTGAACCAGTTAGTGCAGGTGGCATTATAACTTAAGGTAAACAGCAGTATGGCAGATGATATTATAGCTAGTGCGAGGTCGATGACCACAGTTGCCGATGGGCAATATGTGGCTATTGGCACACCTAAGGCGGCTATAACTCCTGCTACACTAACAGCCATGGTTGGTATGGCACAAGGCGGCGGAGCTGCAATAGATATCGCACCTAAAGTCAACGAGGCTATGGCAAAACTAGGAAATGTGGCTAGTAATGTAGGCGGAGTATATTCAGCCTCAGAAGTAAGTAATGCATCGAATGCACTTAATACTTTAACCACAATACAAGGCAAACTATTTAATAAAAATGATCAAGGTGGCTTTGGTGCTATAGTAGGTAAAGTCCAATCACATATCTCTAACAGCAATGATGTATTAAACTCTACAAATTTCCTTAGCAATAGTTCATATAGTGACTTTGGCAGTGGTATCACTGATATGTCTAGCATGGGCGATCGTGGGATGACTAATGTCTTTGGTAGTCTACCTGGAGCAGGTAAGGCAATGTCATCATTTGGAACTATGTTTAATGGTATTGATGTTAAACGATTTGGTACACCAAGTGGGCTAGTGGAAAGTCTGCAGAAGAATAAATTAGCCAATGCCACTGGCGTAAATCAAAAACTAGCAGATGCAGGTGTAGATCTCAATGATATACATAATCCTGTGTATGCTGATAAAATTTCCAGCGTGTTAACTAATATAAAAGATCCGGCCGCGATCAATACCACAGCTGATCAATTTGGAATTAATAATCCATTTGCAGGATTGCCTAGTTATACCGGATCAGATAGTAGTTTATACAAAACTCCGGATTTCTTAACAGGCGGGTCAGCTACTGCCCCGGTAGCAACTACTATTCCTACCTCTGGTACATCTACATTTGGCGCACCAACTACTACAGGATTTCCAACAGTGTCAGGAACGTCAAGACAAGGTGGATCTTTTGGATCTGAGCAAATACAAGGGCAGACTGGTACTGGTATACAGGGATTAAAAGATTTAAGTGATTACACTAAAACTGCTAATCCGGCAGATACGGCAGGGTTTGCTGGCATGGATAGCCTTACTAGTAAATTTAAAGACATGGGTGCAGGGTCTATAGTTGATGCCAGCAAAGCATCAAGTTTCTTCGGTAGCATACAAAAAGTACCTACTCCCTTAACCAATGCGGCAAATCCAACATTAAACAGTTTAATAACAGAACATACTCCATTTTTAGCGAATTTAATAGGATCAAGCACAGTTCCATCTGCACAAGATTTTTTAGGACCAGTTGCTGGGTGCAGTGAATTAGATGCCCTAGCTGACGGAGTGACAGATGACAAGGTCGCTGCACTTAATACTAAATTAGCCAGCACTAACACATTCCTTAGTGCTGCAGGTATTACTACAACAACAGCACCAGCAACGCAAACACTCGGTGGTGTTATGGGATTCGCTACTAAATTGCATACCTATGGTAAAGATACCAGTACAGGTGGTATAGGTAGTATGCTTAAGAACATGGCTAATAGTAGTACAAAATATGGCGAGGCAGTCAAGGCCAGCCTAGCCGAAGGTAAAAACAATGACCTATTATCAGCCAATGGCATGGGACCTCTTAAAACAAATCCATTTGAAGGCGTACCTGCGTATGCTGGTACTGACAGTAGTTTGGCAACTAATTCTGGAGCCAAACTATTAGGCGGTGGCGGTGATTCTACTCCACCTATACCAAATCGTGGAACTGTAAGTGGATCTAGTACCCAAGGTGGATCATTTGGATCTGAGCAGATACAAGGACAAACTGGCACTGGTACAGCAGGACTCAGAGGTACTCCTTTTGATGTAACAGGTGGAAGGTAACTATGTATCTTAACCCAACACTAGAATATCAACATATCAGTGAGTGGGCTAATCATCTTGTTGGTCGTAGGATAACTCCTCGCAACCTTGTTAAAACACTGGGCAAACATCTCAACAAACATCATCCGGTACGTGTTAAATTATACAGTGGTGCCAAAGGTGAACTTGATCCAGGTGAATTTAGTATTGGCGCAGAATACGATCCTAGCCTAGATGAAATACGTAAGAAACAATTTATCATTGATTTCATATTAAACTATCCTAAAACTATGCCTATGCTGTTCACAGAAGAGCTAGCAGAAAAAATTACCATTGATCTAGTAGAAACGTTGATACACGAATACGAACATCAACGACAATACCGTAATCGTAGATATCGCATGCATAGAAATATGTTTAGAAGTTATCATAAAGATCCTAAGGTCCGAGCTGATCAAGAATATCTAGGTGATCCAGATGAGATAGATGCGTATGCGCAGAACATAGCGGCTAGACACTATCTTTTAAAATATAAGTTAAATATTACTAGCACCAGCAAGATTAACAGTCCAGATTTAAAACAGTACTACAAGGCATTTGGTAAAGACCACGAAATAACAAAATTACTACTTAAAAAAGTAAAAGAAAATATAAAATATTTCAAGGAAAACGACAATGGCAAAAACCACAGAAGAGTTCACAAACGACCCCAGCTTAAACGAAAGCGATGATGTGTTGGGAGATATACAACCAGAGGATTATGTTTTTGTTGTTAGTTCAGAAGGCATATTGCGTGGAATAAGTCTACCTGAAGCAGAGGTTGGAACCAGTGATAGAGTAGAAGAAATATTCAACTTCTTCGTTAATAGAGATGGTGGCTACCTAGCTAGCAGAACTCTTCATTAAACTACGCAATTCAAACATTGTAGCAACTACATCACCTTCGTGCAAGATTGCCCTGCCACCCACAGCTCGCCATTCCTCAATGTTGCTAGGGCGATCATCAATTAGTATATCACCCGGACGACAATGCTGACATTTCTCATTGCTGTGTGGACCAAACCATACAGGTATCTTAGGCCAACGTGCTTCAATCCATTTAATCTTATCCCAGAAAGCCCAAGGCACATCATTCTGTCTAGGGATAGCGGTTAAGAACTTAACATCCATTCCGTTATCTTTTGCTAGCTGTTGAACTTCTTTTACTAGTCTATGAGCATCAGGCATTTCACCTAGTTCAGAATACAATCTAGGATTAGCTGAAATTAATGCCCATCCTTCTTGATCATATCTGACACCACCTGGTGTACGGAAACCTACTATGGGTTCAGCATAGCCATCAAAGTCTGCTACTACACCGTCCATGTCTAAAAATATTGTTGCCATTAAAACCACCTTAATTTAAAATAAAGAGCATCCACTGGATCCTCAAATCTGAAAGCAAAACCTTCCTTTGACTTCCACCCGTGCAAATGATAACGACCACCTGGAGCAGTAGCTAACCATTCGATGATCACAGGTGGATTATGTCTTCCACTCTTTAACATGATATCCCAGGTAATCACAACTTCTTCCCATTCAGCTGGTGGCGGCCATTTAACTAATTGTTTCATTCTTTCCCACACACTTGATTACATGTATAAATCTTGCCGGCCATTGCATTTTCTTTAGCCCATGAATTTTCTATTGCACTAAACCATTCTATAGTTTCTTTAAGATCATATTCTAATGCATTATTTTTAAAAATTATAGGTTGTAGCTGTGTATTACTAGGACTGGCTAAACTTTGTAAAGGATAAAATCCTAACCAACAGCAAGGATAAACTTCTCCGTTGGCGCAGACATAAATCTGTTTATTTTTCGTTGAGAAACAATCAATTTCTCTATTAGAGGTTTCAGATTTAATTGAATATTTGGGTTCAATTTTATAATATTGATATTGGTGATATAATTCATCAAAATCTGTACTACCTTTATAATCTCCAACAATGTGACTTAATGTCTTGTTAGATTTAAAAACTGGAAATGTGTCGCGCCCAACATCTACAAGTAAAAAGTCTTTAAAACCGAGAGATTTAGATATTTGTCGGCAGGCTTCTATTTGATGTTTGTTATGATCAAATTTAATCATAGCCCAGATTGCACGCCCGCCTGCAGATATAAATTTACGAGCATTGTCGATGATAAGATCATAATCAGTGTTTAATCTGTATAAATGATGTGTATCTTTTAACCCGTCAATCCTAAATAGTACTTCAATCTTTAGTGCACCTAATTCACTCCATATCTCAGGCCTAGCACTAGCGTTGGTACTGATTTTTAAATAAATTTTAGGATTGACTTGTTTTATATATTTGACTATGTTTAAACCATCTCGGGCAGTGACAAAATCACCGTGGTTACCATTGATATAGAATTCATTTAATTGAGAAATAAAATCTCTTGGAAATATTTTTTGGAATTGATCTAAACTCATATCTGTCAATGGATAGGTATCGATGATATTGTTGACTCCTCTAAAATTTCTAGGGCATTCTGGGCATGATGCATTGCATCTTGTGCTGATTTCTAGATGAACGCTACGGATATTTTCGTATTGTATCATCAGTCTAACTCGTGTTTAATACGCCACACGGCTGTGCGTGTCTTAGGCCCTATAATACCTATAGGTTCTATACCTTTTGATTTTTGAAACGCTTTGATCTTTTCTGGGGTACTCAAATCTGGTATCTTTTCTCTGCATACTTTACGATACTTATCAAATACATTAACCAAATTACAATCACGACCCGTGATAGCATCTAAAGCGTGATCAGTTAAGGTCTTACTTGTGGTACCATAGCTGACCACATCTGCGGCAGTCTTTACTTGATCAACTGTTTCCGCAGTGGCTACCACAGCGGCACCTGCACCCATGTTACTGGCTAGCATGGTCACACACCCCTGTAATAACAAACACAGAAATAATATTAATTTCATATTTCCAAATATTGTAATTTAAAATTATCAGCCCCGGGCTCATGACCACTATAGCCGCGTGGATTACACACTATTCTAGTAGTGCCAATCTCATAATCAAATGGCTCGTGAGTGTGTCCGTGTGTCCATAACTTAATCTGGGGACGATAAGCGATGAAGTCATCTAGGTTGCTAGCAAAGGCACCATTCATGATCTTATCATGGGCATACTTAGGATGCACACTTTTAAAGCTAGGACAGTGATGAGCAACTACTACATACTGTTTATCAGCATTATCACTAACTACATGATTAATATAGTCCATACTCTTTTTATGGAATCCAACAGTATCCTCAGGAGTAAGTCGTGCAGGCTTACCATACTCATTTACGGTCCTAACACTATTATTAATAGTTCTGTAGTCAGTCATCATGCTGTCAACGTGATATAGTGTTAGGCTGTCTTCCTCATTCATATTAGTCCACAAGGTAGTACCAATGAATGTATAGTCGCCAATGTCTACAGTTTCGTTGTCTAAGATGTATAAGTTATCATAGGCCAGCTCACGTTTTAAATGTGCTGTAGTTTCTTGTATGTCATAGGCATAGTGTTCATGATTACCTAAAATATAAACAACCATGGGGAAACGTTCACAACATTCCTTAAAGAACTTCCTATAACGACTGTCATGATGATGAACTCCATTTAAATGTTTAGCCACAAGAATATCGCCAGACAAGATCAGCACATCAGCAGCTTCTGTGTTATGCAATTCTATTGCACCAAACTCTAAGTGTAGGTCACTACCCAATGCTATCTTCACGACCACTCCAATAAAAACTTGCTACATTCTGCATCACGGTCGAACTCTAAATAGAACAGTTCATCATCAGTCAGCATACGAACATCATATCCATGGGCACGCAACCAACCAGGAATTTCATCCCAGACAAAATATCCATTCTCAAGACCAAATCGTGTGACGATCTTATCTACTAGGTGATCACTGAGCTGTAAGATCATGCGACCCACTTTAGTGCAAACAATAACATGTCTTCATCAGAGTCAAAATAAATCCAACGGTTTTGTTTCATAGTTGGACTGCGCAGATGGAAATGCGCTCCTTGACTTAACAGCCACGATTCAAACGCCAACAACTCTATCTCTACACTTGGATGTCTACTAGGATTCTTTGTGTGATAATATTTATATGCATTGGTATATGCAGGATAGAATGGCACCTTTGGTCGCTTCTTTCTCATGCGTATTTTAACTTAAACAATAAAAACTTCTGTTCATCAACTATATCATGGTTAGGTAATATACCATCGTAGTCATAGTAGATACGAATGCCATAGTGTTCAGTAAGCCAAAATTGGAAGTCAGCCTTATCCCCACCGGCGGCACCATATTCTAACTGTGCCTTGCGTAATAGTTCCCACCATTGCCCATCATCACCTACGATAGTGTTTATGCGTTCTTGTGGTTGATATAGATGATTGTTATTTTGTGAAGACATTGACGCTT